GGCAGAAGCCCAAAAAGAACGCGAAGCAAGGGAATCTTTAGAAGCCAAGGTCAGGGAATTAGAAAGCAGATCACAGCCCCAAAAGGCTCAATCTTCTGAAGAACCCCGACCGGAGCAGTTCACTGATATGTACGAATATGCGAAAGCATTGACAGACTATAAAGTGGATCAGCGATTAGGTGAAGAAAAGCAAAAAGTAGAACAGGCAAAGATTGAAGCGCAACGCCAAGAAGTGATTAACACTTGGACAAAGCGCGTTCAGTCTGCGAAATCTGAGATACCAGATTTTGAGGAAATGGTTGGATCAGCTGACGTTACTGTCAGCAACGAAATTCGTGATGCAATCTTTGAATCAGATGTTGGGCCTCAACTCCTGTACCACCTTGCTGAGAACCCCGAAATTGCCGAAAAACTGCAAGGCATGACACTCACAACCGCATTAAGAACGATTGGGAAATTAGAGGCGCAGTTTGAAAAGACCGAGCCTCAGACAAAGACTGTTGTTGGTAGAAGTAAAGCACCAGCGCCGATTAATCCTATCAGGTCGGCGGCAAACGGCAGGGATGTACCCCTTACCAGCGATGGTAAATTTGAAGGGTCTTACCAAGCCTATAAAGCTGCTCGCATGGCAGGGCGAATCCGCTAAACCCATTCTTTTTAAGGAAATAAAATGAGCAATAACCTGCTTACCATCTCCATGATCACCAACGAAGCGTTGATGGTCTTGGAAAACGAGTTGACTTTTACATCCGAAGTCGAACGCAACTACGATGATCAGTTTGCTGTCAGTGGTGCGAAAATTGGTAATACTTTGAACGTCCGCCGCCCTGGTCGTTTCATCGGTACTACTGGCCCAGCGTTGAACGTGGAAGATTTTAACGAGACTTCTGTCCCCGTTACTTTGACCACTCAGTTCCACGTTGACACTCAGTTCACCACTTCTGACCTGACTTTGTCTCTTGACCAATTCTCTAATCGTGTGTTGAAGCCAGCTGTCGCAGCTGTTGCCAACAAGATCGATTTTGACGGTCTGACAATGGCTAAGAACAGCACCGCTAACATCGTTGGTACAGCTGGCTCGCCTCCTACATCCTTGCTCACCTACTTGACTGCTGGTGCGTATCTGGATGCTGAAGGCGCACCCCGCGATGGTCGCCGTTCATGTATCGTTGAGCCTTTCACTGGCGCAACCATTGTGGACAGCCTGAAGGGTTTGTTTGTTCCTTCCGATGTGATCGGCAAGCAATACCAAAAAGGCATGATGGGCCGTGACTCTGCTGGCATGAACTGGAAAATGGATCAGAACGTTGTGAACCAAACATTTGGTTCCTACTCCACTGCTACATTGGCCTGCGCTACCACCACTGCTACTGGCTTCTTGGCAACTGGTTGGGCACAAACCTCTACCATTGCATTGACTGCCACCACAGCAACCGCTGGTCTGAAGCAAGGTGACATCATCCAGATCGCTGGCATCTTCGCTGTTAACCCACAAAACCGTTCTGCATACGGTTCGGGCAAACTGCGTAACTTTGTTGTGACCGCCGATGTGACCGTTGCAACTTCTGGCACTACTTCCGTTGTTGTCAGCCCTGCTGTCATCACTGGTGGTCAGTTTCAAAACGTGACTGTTACATCTACAAGCGCAACCGCTGTTGTGACTCCGTTCAACCAAACTGGCACTACTTCACCACAAAACATCGTGATGCACAAAAATGCGTTTACGATGGCTTGTGCTGATCTTGAGCTGCCTGATGGGGTCGTGTTTGCTGGTCGTGCAAGCGACAAAGAGCTGGGCCTTTCCATGCGCGTGATTCGCCAATATACGATCAACAACGATTCAATTCCTACACGGGTTGATGTGTTGTACGGTTGGGCACCTCTTTACCCTGAACTCGCTTGCCGAGTTGCAGCTTAATTAACTAAGAAAGGAAACGCATCATGGCTAATCCAGGCGCAGCAACCACCGTAACCAATCACCCTAGTCAATTGGCGACCAATCAAGCCTTGCGCTTGATCGCCTCTGCACAAGGTGTAAACCTCAACTTAGTTGCCGACACTATTGCCCCAATTTTGGTGGCAGGCCGTGTCAGCGTACAAAGCATCATCGTGACCAACGCATCCATCAGCTTGGACACTGCTTATTTGGCAGTGTATACAGGCGCTGGCGCTACTGGCACAGCAGTTAAATCTCCTTATGCTTTGTCGGGTAACACCACAGCCGCTAAAGCTGTTGTGACTGCCGCAACATCTACCGATGCTATTACAGGCACACCACTTTACATTCGTAATACGACTGTTCAGGGTGCAGCTGCTACAGCAGATGTGTTCATCTACGGTTATGACCTGACTTTCTTGCCTTAAAAATGGCTTGAAATAACAGAAAGGGCTGCCCTCAAAAGGGGTGGCTTTTTCTTTTTATGAGCCTATAATTTGATGAACCTATCGAGGACTAAAAATGTCAACTGTGAACGCATTTACCCCTAGAGGGCAGACTTATCTTGTCACAACGTCTGATGTACAAATCAAGACACAAGATAACGCCAACGCTATTTCCTATCGCATCCGGAACTTGGCAACAACCACAGCTTACTTTGGCTACAAGCCTGCCGATCCAACTGGTGCTGCTGTTGCTGTTGGCACTGTCACAACCCCTACAGCGGGAAGCCCATCACAAAACGTGATTGGGATGTTTCCTCAGTCAGTAGAGGTCTTCACTTTGCCTCCTAATATGTGGATTAAATCTGATACGGCTAACGCCTTTGAAGTCATTGCAGGTGTAGGCATATGATTCGAGGTTTAGGCATTAGGGCGTATCGTTTCATGTGTACGTTTAGCGATGCCCGTGTGTTTGGCGTACTCTTGCAACAAGATGGATTCTCTCTTTTGCAAGAAAATAACGGCAAAATTGTTTTGGAGTGATGTAAATGGCTGTCAATCTCTCTCCTTTGGGTGGCGCTGCCGCACAGTTCTTTGACAATGACGCTAATGTTTTGTCAGGTGGCAAGATTTACACATATCTTGCTGGAACTTCTACGCCTTCTGCAACTTATACAACTTCTGCGGGTTCTATTGCTCATGCCAATCCAATCATTTTGGATTCATCTGGTCGTGTTCCAGGTGGTGAAATTTGGTTGACTAATTTAATCCAATATAAATTTGTTATAAAAAATTCAAGTGACACCTTGATTGGTACATATGACAACATCAGTGGCATCAATCAGACTGTAAATTCTGAAAATGTTGTTTATGACCCGCCTTTTAGTGGCGCTGTGCAAACAAACGTTGAGGCGAAATTAGCGCAAACTATTAGCATAAAAGATTTTGGTGCTTCTACATCAAATACAGCCGCACAAAATGCTACTGCGTTATTAGCTGCTGAAGCAACAGGTGCAAATGACATTTATGTCCCACCTGGAACATACAACGTTACCGGAACAACTGTCTTAACAAAAAGATATAACGGGCCTGGAAATATTTCTTTTAGTGGATTGGGCGCTCAAACTTTTACGGGTTTGGGCCTTAACAACGCGACTTATACCGGAACATATAATGGCAACCGACCGTTGCAGGTTGTCGTAAAAATAAACTCTACTGGAACACCAGACACTCTTGCATACAGTTTCAATGGTGGCGTAACATTTGTTACAACTCAGTCAGTTTACGATCCAGCTACAGATTCTTACATTGTTGGCCCAATCAACATAGTTGCGGGGCCGATGCAAATTTTTGGCACCGGCATATATGTGACATTTGCGACCACAACTGGTCACGCTCTTAACAACGCTTGGTCTTTTACGCTGACGCCAAATTTGCAAACCGTCAACACTCAGGGAACAACATTCTCTGTGCAAGGTGCACCGTTTGCAGCCGCTTTTGGTGTTCAAAACACCCAACTTGGTATTGATAGTTTTGGCAACCTTAATTCAGTTGGCTCTGGAAATACCGCGCTCGGATACAAAACGCTTTATGCCAATACGGTTGGCTTTGCAAATACAGCCATCGGTGCGTTGGCGCTTGAAAGCAACACAAGCGGTGGCTACAACCAAGCCATAGGAAATGCTACTCTAGTACATTGCACGACTGGCTCTCAGAATACGGCAATTGGTGTTTTCTCTTGTTACGACTTGACTGATGGTATTGCCAATACAAGCGTTGGTGTTGATACCAACAGATCAGTGGTTGGGGGTGATCGAAATACGGCGGTGGGCGTACAGTCGATCTACCAAAACCAAACCGGCGATGACAATACGGCAGTCGGTGTATTTGCGCTGCGTGGCGGGTCGTCATCAACCCCAATCGGCAGATCGTGCAACTACAACACTGCAATGGGTGTTCGCGCTCAATACGAGGGTATTGGTATATACAACTCAGCATTTGGTCACGAAGCTGCATTTACCATTACTGGCAATTACAATTGCTCGTTTGGTGCTGGCGCAGGCGCAAGTGTTTTGGCTGGTGACCGTAACGTGTTTATTGGTTATCTTGCAGGCTATAACGCTTCGCAAGCAACATTGGCAACCAGCACCATTGCCATTGGTGACGGAAGTTACACTACTGGCAACAACGCCGTAGCAATTGGTTCTGGTGTGTTTTCACCAGCCAACATCTTTACAGTTTGCAACTCGGCCCATACGTTTTTCCGTCCATCAACAGACAACGTGACAGCAATGGGTGGCCCAGCAAACCGCTGGTCTGTTGTCTATGCCGCAACTGGTGCAATCAATACGTCTGACGAGCGCCAAAAGCAGCAGATTAAGCCAATTGACTCTGCCGCACTTCGCGCATGGGCCAAAGTTGAATACTGCCAGTACAAATTCAACGATGCTGTGGCGAAAAAGGGCGATAGCGCACGTTGGCATTTTGGTTTAATCGCGCAACGAGTCAAAGAAGCATTTGAATCAGAGGACTTGAACGCTTTTGAATATGGCGTTCTCTGCTATGACAATGCAGAGGGCGAAGATAGATACGGTATTCGTTACGAAGAAGCACTCGCTCTTGAGTGCGCGTATTTGCGTAGTCAATTGAGCAAAGGATAAATCATGGCAGATTTGAAAATTTCCCAACTTACTGGCGTTACCACGCCAATGGATGGCACTGAGCAAGTGCCTGTCGTGCAAAGTGGAACAACTAAAAAAGCAACTGTTGCTGACTTTTTGTGCGGCCCATTGGCGCAGGCTTATCAGAGTTCTGCACAAACTCTTACATCGTCAGTGTATACATTGATTAGCTATCAAACCGAGTTGTATGACACCAACGGATGTTTCAACAACACTGCCGGTTCTGTCACACTGAACGGATTGACAGCACCGGCTTATTCCTTTACCCCTAACCGCGCAGGTTGGTATCAGGTCAGTGCTGGTTTAACGATGGGATCATTGGCTTCTGCCATAACAATATCTATTTATAAAAATGGAGTTTCAGCAAAAATATTGTCACTTACAGAGCCGGGGACAACACTATACGGCCACTACGGGTCTGGACTTATTTATCTTAACGGCACTAGCGATTACATTCAAATTTACGGACGATTAAGTGTTGGGCAGGCTTTAGATGCTGTCGCTGCGAGTACATATTTTGACGTTGCACAAGTGAGATAAACATGAACCTTTATGAAAAAATTGTAACCTTGTACCCCGAACTAAAATCAGAAGATTTTGGGCTTCGTGGTGTCATTCAACTACAAAATGACGGTGAAGGTGACTACATCAAAGAGTGGAATCATCTTACGTTGACAAAGCCAAATGTTGAACAACTTGAAAATTTAATTTAAAAAATTAGTTGAGGCAAAAATGACCAAGCCAATTGACATTATTACCAGAGCAATGAAGGATATTGGCGCTGTTGCCGCTGGTGAAGTGCCAACAGCTGATGAAGCGCAAGATGCTTTAGATATGCTGAACGATATGTGCGCTCAATGGTCAAACGAAAACATGATGGTCTTTTATAGATCAGAAATCATTTTTCAGACAACACAAAATCAAGTTCAATACACCATTGGCCCAAGTGGTCAAATGGGCGCAACCTTCACTGGCTCAATTGCGGGATCAACTCTTACAGTACCCGCTAATGGAGTGACTGCTGGCGGCATCAACATTGGCATGACTTTGAGTGGCACAGGCATTACTGCGGGAACACGCATTGTGGCGTTCCAAACGGGCGCTGGAGGCAACGTTAATGAGGGTGGCACATACACTATAAGTCCTAGCCAAACGGCCTCTAACACAACAATTACAGCCTACTATGAGCGTCCTCTAACGATTGAATCAGGTTTTGTTCGTGTGGCTACGATGCAAGGCGGCTCAAACATTGCAGGCGGTTACTTAGACTATCCTTTGACGATCTTTAGCCTTGAAGAATACGAATCTATTGGCATCAAGCAATTGAACGGGCCTTGGGCAAAAGGTATCTACTATCAGCCTTCAGAGTTGTTGGGGACGATCTATGTTTACCCAAACCCTTCTCAGGGTGAACTGCATCTGTTCACTCAGACAATCTTTAGGGAATTCCAAAGCCTGAATGACACCATCCAGCTTCCCCAAGGCTACAACATGGCTTTGCGGTGGTGCTTGGCTGAAAGACTCTTGCCAATGTTTGGCAAGGTCAATCCTGTTCAGATTGGCATGATTAACGCTTATGCCGCACAAGGCAAGGCAACAATCAAACGCACCAATATGAAGCCAGTGCAAGTCGCTCGATACCCTGACAGTCTTATGACGGGTCGGGCAAGGGATGCTGGATTCATTATGGACGGGGGATTCCGATAATGGCAGACTTTGGATTTGTCGGAACTTCATACACTACCCCATCGATCTATCAAAACGATCAGGAGTGCATTAATTTCTTTGCTGAAATTGATCCTACTAAGCAAGCTGGTGAGCGTGGGATTGTGGCGCTGTATCCGACTCCAGGCTTGTTGTTGAAAACACAACTTGCATCTGCTGAAGTTCGTGGACTTCACACTTTATCGGGTGGACAGATTCTGATTGCAGTTTCTGGGTCAAGTGTGTACTCAGTCAATACCAGCATGGTAGCGACATTGATTGGAACATTGTTTAGTTCGTCTGGGCAAGTATCTATAAGCGACAACATCACAACAAATAATGGTTTAACTGCTTACATTGTTGACGGTGCAAATCGTTACACATGGGTTTTTGCAACAAACACTTTTGCGGTATTGCCAAGCACTGATGGCCCTTGGCAAGGGGCTAGCGTTACAGAGCAAGTTGACAATTATTTCTTGTACAACGAGCCAGGCACACAAAATTGGGCTTGCACTGACTTGGGACTTGCTTCATCATCTTTGGCCCTCTACGGCACTGCTGATGGTTACAGTGACCTTTTGGTCAGCATGATCGTTAACCAACGTCAAGTTTATTTATTGGGCGAGACAACTACCGAAGTCTGGACAGATGTTGGAAACACTATCGCTGGAATTACAACTTTTCCATTTCAACGGGTTCCTGGTACATCTTCCCAGAAGGGGCTTGGCGCACAATTTTCAGTGGCGCGGTTAGATGGAAGTTTTGTTTGCGTAACGCGAGACAATCGCGGAGATGGCACGATTGAAATGATGCAGGGCTACACTTGGGTGCGTATTTCTACCCATGCTGTTGAGCAATCATTGATTGATCAATACACTGGTGATGCAATTGCTTACAGCTACCAAATTGAAGGCCATGAAATGTATGTCTGTACTTTCCCATCGGTGGGGGAGCATGGTCTAACATGGGTTTATGACCTATCCACAAAATCGTGGCATAAATGGCTTTATTGGGATGCAGACAACGCTGTTTATAAGCGCCATCGTTCTAACTGTGGTGCTTTTTTCAACAATATGTACATTGTTGGAGACTACGAAAACGGAAAACTCTACAGTTTAGAGAATGAATATTACACAGACGATGGTGCAACCATTAGGCGTTTGCGTAGAGCGCCGCATCTGACCACTGACTTACAGCGTCAGTATTTTGAAGAATTTCAAATTCAATTTCAACCTGGTGTAGGTTTGAATACTGGTCAAGGCGATGATCCGCAAGCAATGTTGAGATGGTCAAACGATGGCGGTTCTACATTTTCAAATGAACATTGGGTAAGTATTGGCAAGATCGGGCGATATTTGAATCGAGCCATTTGGCGGCGCTTGGGTTGGTCTAGAGACAGAATCTTTGAAGTTGTGGTTACCGACCCCATCAAAGCGGTTATTGTGTCTGCAAATTTGAAAGCAAGCGCAGGGGATAACTGATGGCTACGGCATTACCGAATACAAACATAAACATACCGTATTCGGCTTTTCTTGATCCGACTACTGGACGGCCTTCTCAGCCTTGGCTTCAGTGGCTGATGAATCCATCGGTGATGTCTATAAATATTGGTAGTGCTATAGGCGTTACATCTGGTGGAACTGGCCTCAGTACTATTCCAACAAATGGGCAATTACTGATTGGTAACGGTACAGGTTATACGCTTAACACTTTAGGTTTTGGTGCGGGTATATCGGTTACTAATGGTTCAGGAACAATCACGGTTGCAAATACGGGTGTTTTAAGTTTTTCCGCTGGCACAACAGGGTTAACACCAAGCACGGCGACAACTGGTGTAGTTTCTTTGGCGGGGACTTTGATAGCCGTAAATGGCGGGACAGGGTTTTCTTCTTACGCTGTGGGCGACTTGCTTTATGCCAACACCACAACTACTTTAGCCAAATTGCCTGACGTTGCTACGGGTAACGCTTTAATTTCAGGCGGTGTCAGCACTGCGCCAACGTGGGGAAAGATTGGCTTAACAACTCATGTAAGCGGCATTTTGCCCATTGCAAATGGTGGCACAAACAGCACAGCTACACCAACGGCTTACGGTATTTCTTACGGTACAGGGACAGCTTACGCTTTTACTGCGGCTGGATCAGATAAACAAGTACTGAAAGCAAACACGGGTGCAGCACCAACTTGGACAACTTTAACCACAGGAACGTCAATTCTTTATGGAGACAACACTGGTGGGTTTAGCAACGTCACCATTGGTTCGGGCGTTAGTTTTGTAGCTGGCACATTGTCAGCCGCTGGTTCGGGCGGCACAGTCACAAGTGTAAGCGGCACAGGCACTGTCTCAGGAATTAGCTTGTCAGGCACTGTCACAAGCTCTGGCAGTTTGACCCTGGGCGGCACACTTGATCTGTCTAGCCCACCTGCCATTGGCTCTACGGCGGCAAACACAGGTGCGTTTACAACTCTTAGCGCATCATCTACGATCAGCGGCACAGGGTTTAGCACATACCTTGCAAGCCCACCAGCTATTGGCGGCACGACTGCATCAACGGGCCGATTTACAACCGTTACATCAACTGTAGCTACGGGAACAGCTCCTTTTACGGTTGCCTCAACTACTGCCGTTGCCAACTTGTCTATTGGTGGTAATGCGGGTACTGTAACCAACGGTGTATATACAACTGATACAGGAACTGTTACCAACACAATGTTGGCGGGTTCTATAACCAATGCCAAACTGGTTAACTCATCAATTACGTTTGGTTCTACTGCTCAAGCTCTTGGCTCTACAGTAAGTGCAATAAGCGGTGTAACGATTGATAACGGTGTTATTGGCGGCACTATTGCTGCTGCGGGTACGTTTACTACGCTAATCGGAGGTAGTGGTTCTGCTAACTACGAACAGATTACTGGCGGCGCAACAGGTAAAGCAGTTCAGTTTCAATCGCTTGGAAGTGATGCAGCGGTTTCCCTAGCCATTCAATCCAAAGGCACAGGAGCCATTGACCTTGCTGCTGGCTCTAGCGGTGTGAACATCAGTAACGGTGGTACTGTTACTGCTATTACTAGGACAAACGGCGGCACAGGGTATACGGTTGCACCTACAGTTGTCATTTCTGCTCCTACTACGGCTGGGGGTGTTCAAGCTACGGCAACTTGTACTGTTACGGCTGGTGTTGTTGACACAGCGTTTACGATTACAAATGCTGGTTCTGGATATGTTGAACAACCGACAATTACATTTACACCCGTAAGCGGTGGCAGCGGTGCTGCTGCTTATGCTACGGTGGGGTCGGGAACTGTTGTTAAAAGCCTTGGCTCTACGATGTCGTTTTACACTCCCGGCGGCGAATCATTCCGTGTTGTAGATAACGGTTCAACAATCGCAAACTTTTATGCTGTTTATGGGAAAGTTGCCGGTCAATCACCTACTTTAGTTCCTATTGGTTCTGATGCTGCAATTAATGCAACGATTGCAAGCAAATCAACTGGTTCAGTTTTATTCAGGACTGATGCGTTTTCTTCTAACGCAATACAAATGTCTGTCTCTAATACAGCCTCTGCTGTTAACTATGTAAACGTAACGGGTGGTGCTACTGGTGTAAGTGCTTCTATTTCTTCTCAAGGAAGTGATGCTTCTGTCGGTTTAATCATTCAATCAAAGTCAGCTTCTATTTTGTTTTTAACGCGCGCAGCGCAAGCTCGTTCTTTTAACATTTTAGATAGTGCTTCTCCTGTTAATTATTTGCAAGTTCAAGGTTCGCTAACAACTGTTGCGCCAATTTTATCTGCCCAAGGCACAGACGCAGATGTATCACTGTCTTTAGTACCCAAAGGTCTTGGCATTGTTTTGATGAACCAACAGACCCCAGCAGCAGTAACTGCAACGGGAACACTGACAATCGCCAACTTGCTGACTCAGATTATTACGTCCACATCGGCAATAGCAGTAGCACTGACCTTGCCAACAGGAACATTGTCTGATGCTGGCGTATCTGGCGGCACAAGCGCGGTAAACACCAGCTTTGAGTATTCAATCATCAATTTAGGTTCTGCGGTCGGTGATGTAACTATGGTAGCTGGAACGGCTCATACAATCGTAGGGTCTGCAACTGTCGCCGTGGGTACATCAGGTAGGTTTAGATGCAGAAAAACAGCAACCAACACATTTGTTTCTTACAGGGTATAAATCATGGCACTCATCAAATCAGTAGATACAGACTACGGAATTCCAGCTCAATACTGGAACATTGGGGCAGTCCAAGAAGACTTCAAAGGCAAAGGCACTGAAGTGACCTTTTACGGCTACGCAAGCAAAGAAGCCCGTGATGCTGGCAAACAGCCACTGAGCGCAGGCAAGGTACAGATTGCTGGTGATGAATACGTTGCAGGTGCAGACCGTGCGGCACTTTACGCAATCATCAAGCAAAAGCCTGAATTTGACGGTGCACAGGACGCATAACGTGAACGATTTAAATTTGCCAATATATTTTTACTGGAAACGTAATGGATTTATCTGAATTAAACGATCAATTGCAAGGTCAATTTCAGTGTGATTTAGGCACTGTCCATCATTTTTCTGATGGCCTTTATGCCAAGGAAATGCACATTCCAAAAGGTTTTACCGCTGGCACTCACGCGCATTCTTTTAGTCACTTGAGTATGCTGGCTAAAGGGCGTGTCAAAGTGACCACAGATGATTACAATTGCGAATACACAGCCCCCGCTTGTATAGAGATCAAAGCGGGTATACATCACATGATCGAGGCTCTTGAGAACACTGTGTGGTTTTGTATCCATGCAACTGACGAAAAAGACCCCGAAAAAGTTGATCAAGTTTTGATCGAAAGGAAATAATATGCCATTAGCATGGGCAGTCGGAGGCAGCGCCCTCCTTGGATTTATGGGGGCTAATCAACAAGCAAATGCTGCAAACCGTGGCGCACAGATGCAAGCTGATGCAGCTGCACGAGCTGCTGCGCTCCAAGAAAAGCAATACGCTGATTTGCAACCTTACCGTGAATCTGGTCAACTTGGATTAAATAAAATCCAAGATATGCTACCTTACTTCACAAAAGAAGTAACGGCACAAGATTTGCGTAATATGCCAGGTTTTGAGTTTGGCCTTAACCAAGGAACTGGCGCAGCTGGTCAATCCATGAATGTTGGTGGCGGTGGGTCTAATGTAGATTTAGCAAGAACTAAATTTGCAACGGATTACGCCACTAACGTAGGTTTGCCTCAATACCTATCACAGCGAACTGGCATCTTTAATACGCTGGCAAGCATTGCGGGTATTGGTCAAAAAAGCCAAGAACAATCAGGCAACATTGCTTCTAACATTGGTCAGCTTGGCATTGGCGGTGCTTCTGCTTTGGGTGCGGGTCAGATCGGTGCGGCTAACGCAATGGCGGGTGGATACGGTCAAATTGGCAATGCTGCAACACTTGCTAGTTTGATCAGGCCACCAACGTCTGGTTATTCTTCATCACAAATTGCTGGTGCTAATGCAATGAATGTTCCAACGTCCGCACCGGGATTAGGTTCAGACTTTGGACAATATTTGGTAGGGTAAAAAATGGCAGATTTTAATTTCAAACCCATTGGCACAGAAGTTCGGCCCGTTCAAGGTGCGTCCCTCGGTGACATGATAAATGTTGCCCGTGGCGCACAACAGTACCAACAAGCTCAACAGATCAATCCGTTAGAACTTCAGCAAAAACAGCAAGCTACTAGAACTGGTGAAATTGCGTTAGGTCTTGAGGAGCAAAGAAATCAAGAACGCATGAACTTTCAGAATTTGATGTCAAAGCCTGATGAGATCATGACTGAGGGACGATTTGATCCTGCAAAATTTACCTCAATGATTCCTAAAATCATGCCTTTAACTGGTGTTCCAGCAATCAATGATTTGACCAATTTGGCTAAATCACAGACCGAAGCGTTTTCAGCTAAACGCAACATGGATCAAAACACACGCCAGATCATTGCGTCAAAACTTGGATTAATGGGTCGTGCGGGTGTTAAAGACCCGTCTATTGTTGCTAGTGAACTTAACAATTTAATTGTTGAAAGCAACAACGACCCTGAAGTTAAAAGATTGGTACATGAAGCATATTTCCCAATTTTTTTAAAGATTCCAGCTGAAGGTTTGCCTGACGCATTGATCAAATCAGGTCAAAGTTTGTGGTCGCCTAAAGAACAACAGTCTACACTTGCCCCAACTATTACAACAACGGAAAGCGGAAGAACTGTTACTACTACGCCTGGAATTGGCGCAGCTGCACCGACCGCAACTTTTGGTGTGGCAGGTGGTATGCAGCCGCCAGCTCCTAGTGGCAATGTTAGCTCTGTTGGTGCTGGTGCAGAAGTGGCTCCAGGTATGCGTGTGCCTTATCCTGTTCGCAAAGCAGATCAGCCTTACATGGCTGAACCTACTGAAGTAAAAGACCAAACAGCTGGTCAAGAATACAGAAACAGATTGGTAAACGCACAGGGTGATTTGCCAACTGGTCGGAGGAACGTTGAAGAAGTAATTAAGCAAGCCAATCTTCTAAACGAAAACCTTTACGATATTGAAAAAGGTGGCGGCATCATAGGTCAAGTTGGGCGAAAAATTCGCATGGCGGTCAACAGTGCAGACTATGATATTTTGGCTAAAGACCTTGCGCGATTGGCTTTGTCTAATGCTTCCGCTATGGGAGGTGCTGGCAATACTGTGTCAGGCTTGGATATGCAGCAAGTGGCTAATGGCACAATCAAAATGCCTCCTGAAAAGTTGGTGGAAATCGCTCGTAGGGTGCAATCTGATCAAACCAATCTTGATTTGCAAGCAAAAGGCGCACAGCAATTTGCACAACGATTTGGCGACAACAACATGAAGGCTTATCAGCAAGCATGGAATGCTAACGCTGACAGCAAAGTCTTTGAGGCAATGAACATTGTTCGTTATGTCACAGACCCCGCAAAACAAAAAGTTGAATTGAATCGTTTATTTCCTGACTCTAGCCAATACAAAGAATTCTTGACTAAATATCAAAACATTAAGAAACTGTCTGACACTGGGAGTTTGTAATGGCTGATGTCTTAGAACAATTTTTGGGCGGTGGTAAAACCACTACTTCATCTACACCATCTTCTCCATCTGTTATCACCGATCAAATTCTTGATAATTTGAAAAGAGTTGAAAGCGGTGGTGATCGTTTTGCTTTGAACAAAGAAAGCAAAGCAATGGGTGCTTATCAATTTATGCCTGAAAGTGTGCAGACCATGCACAAACAAGGAATTGAATTTAACCCGTTCAACGAAAAAGAATCAAGAGCAGCTGCTAAAAGCTATCTTGAGAAATTGGTCAAAGAAAAAGGTAGCGTAGAAAAGGCTTTAGCAGCTTATGGTGGCTTTGTTACCAAAGACCCTACTGCCTATGTCAACAAGGTTTTGCAAACGCCTACAGCGCCCACAGCACCGCAGACTAAAGCGCCCCAAGCGGATCAATCTGGTGATCCGTTAGAGGCTTTCTTTTCTGGCAAAGCGCCTAAAGCCGCTGCTGCGGTTCCATCTGCACAGCCAACACAATCAAGCCCCGCAAGCGTTGAGCAACCTATTGAACAACCAAAAGAAAGTTCTGTTCGTGGAGTTGTTAATAAATTTCTTGGTCTAATTCCAAGTCCAAGTCAAGCGGCTGGTCAATTTCAAGAAGCTAAACGTGCTTTGGGTGAGCGAGTGGCTGGCGCAGCTGATGTTTTATATTCACCCGTCCCAGCTATTTATGGCTCAGGGGTTCAGGCTTTGGCAAGAACAGCCAACACTCCTGAACGTGCTGAACAAATTGGGCAAGCAGCTGCGGCATCAATTGACAAGCCTTTGGGCAAAGCCTTTGGCATCACTGGCAAGCCAACATACCAGCAACCTTTAGGCAGCATCACGGAGCCTGTTGCTAAAGAAATAAACAGAATGTTTAATGTGCTGGGAATGACTCCAGAGCAGATTTCTGAGAAAACAGGAATTCCGGCACAAGACATAAAAAACATGGTGGTGATTGGGTCTGTTGCATTGCCGCAGGCTTTAAAAGAAGTTGCCCCGACTGTCAAGCAAGCAGGGCAAGCTGTAACAAAGCCTATTCGGGAAGCCGCTGCGGAGTTGCAAGTTCAACGACCAGGCGCTACACCAGCAGAAGCACAAGCGAAGTTTCAGGCAATGCAAGCAAAGCCTGGCAGTGCTGGTGCGGCTAAAGTTGAGTTCAATCCTTATGCGGGTCAAATTACTGGCGAAGAAGGCGCAAGAGGCCAATTTCCACAAGTCAAATTGTCAAAGACTTCTGAGAATGTGCCTGTTAATGAACAAGCAACTAGAGCGCAGATTGCCAATGAGATTCTTGGTGATAGCGGTCAAGTCAGGCCAGGCGTTGTGACGGGTAATGAAAACACTTTGCGTAATGAACACACAAAAGCAAAGATGGCAAATCCAACGCCTGAAGGTGAGTTGTACAAACAACAGATTGCAAATGAACAAGTGGCGCTGTCTAACTATGCTCAAAAGCGTGTTGAGAACACAGGCGCAAGCGCATCTTTGGTGACACCTTATGAGCGTGGTCAACGAATCAATGACGCATTTGCGGGTGATGAAGGTTTGGCGGGTTTCTTCAAAGGCGAGAAGAAGAAGTTATATGACGATGTGACTTCTAAGGTTGGCGACAATCCAATTCAAACAAGCAATGTTGAGAATCTGTTTGCTGACAAACAATTCAAAGCGGGTCTTGGTTTGAAAGGCAACGAGGGCGTTGCAAGGTCTGCTGAAGAACTAATCAATTTAGCTAAGACAGTTGGCTTTAAAGACGAAATGGGCAATATTTATTCGCCCAATAGTGTCAATGGATGGGTTGCAGTCCAAAAGGCTCTAAACAGTAATTGGACAAAAGACAACGCTGGCATCATTCGTCAAATCAATCAAGCGATTGAGAGAGACATTGGCGCTGCGGGTGGTCTTGACTTATTGAAGAAAGCCGACAGTTTGCATCAAGCTGAAATGACTTTGTTTGGCTCTAAAGGAATTAAACAAATCTTTGGCGACATTGATCCTAATGGCGTTCAGACTGCCACAGCGTTTGATTCTATTCCTCAGAAGCTAAATAGTATGCCTCTTGATCAGTGGAAGCACATTTACGACACGGCTGGAAAAGTTGCTAAAGGCACAATTGATGGCCCTATTGACAAAGCCACTGGTTTGCCAAAATGGACTGTGCAAGTTCCTGAAGAATTGCGTGTCTCAGCACAATCTGCCATGAATGAAATGCGTGGCAACATTGCCCGTGAGATTTACCAAGCGGGTGCTGCTAAAGCGGGTGAATGGAATCAAAACGCAGTCAATAAGATTTTGAACGCCAGAGCCGACAAGATCAAAGTGGCTTTCAGTCCTGAAGAACAAAAGGCTTTCCACACATTGAATGTGGGTGGATATTTGATGCCAGGCGTTCATGGCTACGAAGGCGCTGGTCAGCAAATGCGTAGGGTTGGTTTAATTGAAAGCAATCTTGGCAAAATTGGCACAACTGCTGGCGCTAGTATAGGTGGGGCAATTGCAGGGCCTGGCGGTGCGGCTGTTGGCGGTTATTTAGGTGGCAAAGCTGGTGTGGCTGGTTCTGAAGCATTAGCAACAAACGCATTGCAAAAAGAAGCCATTAAATCTCAACAGGAAATGCAAAAAGCCGCACAATTAGGCAAGCAATCTGGTCAAAACAAATTAAGCGATTTAGGCAAATAATGGAATCTCAACAGTTATTTAACATCGCTTTGGGTCTCGCTGCTTTTCTTGGCGGTTGGGTGCTAAACAACATTACCAAGGCAATTGAGCGCCTTGATACGGACGTTAGGGCAATGCCAGCCACCTATGTATCAAAAGACGATTACAGGCGTGACATTGATGACATTAAAGAAATGCTTGGCAAGATTTTTGACAAACTTGACGCAAAAGTAGATAAATGATCGACCCAATCACAATCAGTGCTGCGTTTGCTCTTGCAAAAAGCACGATTGCGGGGGTTCAAGAAGCGATCCAGATGGGTAAGGATTTGCAGGAATGCTCTGGCGACTTGATTAAGTTTTTTGAAATGCGTGATACCGTTGCAATTGCTGCGGCGCAAGATAATAAAAAAACTCGGTCGGATATGGGCCAAGCCCTTGATACCGTGATGCAGGCCAAGGCGCTCAGAGACGCCGAGAAGAAGCTCAAGGAGCAACTGATCTACTCGGGCCAAGGTGATGTTTGGGAGTCCATTCAAGCTGAATACAATCAAATTCAAGCCAACCGGCGGCGTCAAGAACGTGAAGCCCAAGACGCTAAAAAGAAACGTAATGAAAAACTTGCATCATTAGTTGAAACTTTGTTTATTGGGTTTGCTTCTTGCCTAGCGGCTGGTGCAGTTGGCTGGGGTACATTTGAATTTATTATTTACAAGATGAGGCTTTGACATGGATGAACTACTTTCTCTCCTCAAGGGCGTTGCGCCTACTTTGGCTACCATTGTTGCCGGGCCTCTTGGTGGGGCTGCTGTTAGCGCTCTTGCTGGCAAATTTGGCGTTAGTGATAGCGTCGAGGCCGTAGCCAAAGCCATAGCGGGTGATCCCCAGGCCGCGCAAAAGCTGGCTGAGATGGAATTGGAGTATGCCAAGCTAGACTTGGCTGATCGTGACAGCGCCCGTAAGCGCGAGTCAGAAATCTCCACCAGCGCAGCAGCTCCTTGGTACAGCAAAGCAGTTACCCCGCTGATTGCTGTAGGCGTGTTTGTTGCTTGGAGTTTTGTGCAGTGGTTCTTGTTAAACCACATCATTGCCCCTGAAATGCGCGAGATTGTTTTGCGCCTTTTAGGTCAACTTGATGCTGCATTTATGCTAATTTTAACTTACTATTTTGGTGCAAGCCATAAACATTGACATGACACCCCATTTCACCCTTGAAGAGCTGACTCACACCGACCACCGTGAGTTTGACAACACGCCAAATGAAGCAGAACTTGCAAATCTCAAACGCCTTGCGGCCTTTCTTGAAGAAGTCAAAACCGTCTTAAGCGGAAAACCCATCATGGTCAATTCAGCTTTCAGATCAAAGGCTGTCAATGATGCTGTGGGCAGCAAAGATAGTAGTCAGCATCGCATCGGCTGTGCTGCTGACATTCGGATACCCGGTATGACCCCGGATGAGGTTGTCAGGGCGGTTATTTCAAGCAATCTAGGCTACGACCAAGTAATCCGCGAGTTCGACCGTTGGACTCATATTAGCGTGCCTAACGTAGCTGGCGCTGTGCCGCGCAAGAGCAAGCTGATCATCGACAAATTGGGTGCACGTCCTTACGCATAAGTGTGCAGCCACATCGCTAGCAGCACAAGCCACATCAGGCCCACGATGCCGGTAAATAGCCACCATAGAAAATTTATCATTTTTTTGGCCTTGGTGTGTTTTCTGGGACTAGTACGCAAACGTACACTGCTGCGTATTGACCTCTCTTCGGCGTGTTCCATCGGTCAATGTAGACACCGAAAGCGTTCCGTAGCGCCCTGCGTACTGCGTGGGGGTCAGCGTCCATCTTTGCAGCAATCTCATTGGCGTTCATGCCATCTTCAGTGGCAAGAAGCAAGTCACGTATTTTGTTGTGTTTACTAGCGCTCATTCTTGCTCTTTGTTAAGTGCTTCCCATTCTTCGTCCGTAATTAAAGGGATGGGGCTTGTTTCTTTTGCCTTCTTTATTGCATAGCGCACAGCCATCATGCGGACACGCGCTTCCATCTCAATGCGGTTGAACTCGTCGTCTTCGTCAGTCATATCGTTTCTCCAAAATAATTAAATGTTTAGGTTCATACCAGCTACAGATTTTGGGCGTCTGTTTAAAAACGTACAGCTCCACGTTTACAAGCGGATACCGATCATCCAAGGCGGGCAAGCGGTGCGCCACTCGGGTGACAATAGCAAACAAGTCCTTGGGCAGCGGCCCAAAAGAATCATGGATGTAAACAAGATCGCCAACGTCAGGCACAATTTTTTTCCACTTGATTGCAAACAGCGGGTGGGGTGGTTTTGATCCAGAACGGTGGCTGTTTGCCCTCCAGCAGATAGCGCACTTCAGCCAAAACCAGATCAACATCAGCAGGGTCGGCGGGAATGCGGCGCGGTGCATGTCCGTCTTGAATGCGTCGCTCTGCCGCCTTGATGCGATCAATTAAACCCGCATGCCACGCCACAGGCTCTTGCTCTGGCTGTGCCAAGGCCATGCCACCAACAGGAATGGTTAATGTAATAAAGCGCACAGCAGTTTCGCCATCTTTAAGTAGCACTGTTATCGTTGCGGCCTGCAAGTCACTGCCGTATATCAGCATCAGTGCTTCCATAATTCTTTGCGTTTCGTTATTCATGTGTTCTCCTTTGTGTATTCAGCGCCGCATTTGATACAGCGCCACTGCGGTTTGAGTTTTGTGTCGTCTACCCATTCGTGATTACAAGTCGTCTGGTTTCTTGCTTGGATGCGTTCGATCATCTTCATTGCACGTTGATACTCAGGCGTGTCGTGACCAGCTCGCGGCACATGCCACATGATGTCTGCGATGCACGCCTCTCGCTCGGCTTGTACAGCTTCCCGTACAGCTACGCACAATGGTTGTGTGCAAAACTGGCTGCATGAATGAACTTCGTAGTCCAGCCCCAGTTCACGGGCGTTATCAGCCTTGACATCAAGGGCAATCTGGCGCTTGCGCCATCCTGAATCAGTCATGTCGTTGCTCCAATGCTGTAGTGGTAATGTGATCAACAAGGCTTTGCATCAACAGGTGTCCAATGTCTATATCAGTGCCTGCAACGTAAGCATTGACCAAATCCATGCACTCGTCTTGATCTGGTTCATAAGCCAAGCCCATTGAATCCTTAGACCCAAATTCAGCGGGGTAGTATTCCAAAAAGCAAACAAGGTCAACACCTTCAACCTCGCAAGCAAATTCAATAAGCCCATTAGGGCATTCCGGGGTCATACTGACCACCATGCGACCAAAAGACAAGCCATGCCTGCGCCAATAACAAAAGCCAGCACATAACCCGCCACTTGCTCCCAAAACGGCTCTGGCTGACCGTGGCCTTGCACATAAATGCACTCAGCGGATGTTCTAGGTGTTTGCAGATTTTTCATTTTGATTTCCTTAAAAAGACCCCAAAAGGTTCGGGGCATGGCTGAATAATATCACATTTGTGAAGTCTGCGCAACTTTGTCCAATTTATAAAACCATTTGTCGGCTCTGCGCTGGCAGTCAATGTCAAAACCGTTCTGTCTCAATTCAGAAATGATGCTGTTTACGGCACAGACGTTTGCCTGTTTGATGATGTCCAAGGTGGTAAATTCTCCACCCTGAGACAACAGTTCAAGCACACGGTTTAATCGGTCGCTGTTTTCAATGCTGGCTGCGTTCATGTTGACTCCTTAAAAAGGTAAATCGTCATCTTCAAATGATGCTGACTTGCGTTCTTGGCGCTCCTCTTGTGGTCTTGGGTCGTTGATGTACGCCCAACCATCCCAACCGCCTTCACGCAGCGGAATGACATCTAGCTTTAGCATTGGGCCATTCTTAGTTTCAATGATTGATCCGATACGCTGATAACGCTTCTTTCGTTCACCAGCTGCGTTTGTGTACTCACCTGTGATGCACGAGATTTCTTTGCTAACTTTAGACATTTTTTATTCTCCAATAATGGTTTTGAGGGATTTCACTTTGGCATCAACTTCAGCCAAAAACTTTAGGACTTCATCTTCTGCAATCTTGAGCCAATCGTTATTGCGCTCAACACGGAAAATAAACAATTGCGCTTTGCCTGGCATACGAGGATCAAAGACAACGTAATCACACCAGGCCCGATCAGCGCAGCGCATTTGCCACTGCATCTGTGCGTAATACTTAGCATCCACTGGATTGTTGCCTTGTGAATGGGTAAGCCAAACTTCAAGGGCTGTACTAGATGATGGGCATTTAATCTCTACCATGCCATCACCCACTAAGCCATCTGGAGAGGCTCCAGCGGCCTCAATCGTTGGGTGAGGCATGAACCCTACTTCCTCAACCATTTGCCCCATGTGTGCCTCATATGCTGCTCTGGCAAAGGGTTCTTGTTCAGTCCCCCAGGCCATTGCTGCATTAGAAAAAGACTCAGCGCGTGTCTGGGTGATGCGCTCCAGCACCAGCTGCGTCATGTAATTGGCTCGGCTTGCGCTGTAACCTGTTTTAGTCTTGGCAAGCACATCAGCCAATCGGCTGGCAGTGACCTTGCCTAAACGGTTTGCAAACCAGCTTTCAGTTCCTTGTTCTTCATTCATAATGTTTCCTTTTTTGCGCGGTCAATTCGTGCCTTCTTTGCTTGGATAACTTTGGCCTGTAATGCTTGGTTACCTTGACAGGCTTCCAGTGCATCTTTGTAAACCTTTGCAAGTTCATCACTGTTACCGCTGGCCTCGATTGCAGCCAAGTGATCGGTTATGTCTGGTGTTGGGACGGCTTTGCGTGTGGCGGCATTTCCGTCATCGTCTTCAGGAGCAATACCGCAAGCTGCCATCAGGCTATAGCGCCTTGCATATGTCAGCGCAGAGCCGTATCCCTGCGGGTCTTGCTTAGATGCAGGAACATGAAGTTTGCCGCACTCAAGCATTTCGCCAGATTCATGGATAAATACAGTTTCCACCGTGACCCCCGTGGTGTCCTCGCTGGTGCGCTGAACAAGGGCAATGCCTGCACCGTTTAGACCTTCAATGACTGCCTCAACGCAAGCAGAAAGGTCTGCATAGCGTGATTTAAAGTGAGGATTGGTGCTGCTTTTTAGGGCAGGGCCAAAAGCCTTTTGTGCCTGGACTAAGGCAGTTGCTATCTGTTTCATTTTGTGTACTCCAGTGCTTGCAGTTTGCTGATTTGGTCGTTGATCTCTGTGACAGACTTTTGAAAGTCAGCCATCACCTTTTGCCTTTTTTCTTTTAGCGCAACAATCTGCTGTGCGCGTGGATCGTAGTTGTCAGGAACTTCCAGCTCAATGTCTTGCTCACAGACAAAGGTGTAATGATCTGATTCATGCTGGTATGCAAAAGGCACAAACTTGCCTTCAGTTTCCCAGGTGTATTTGCAAAAATATATGTAGAGTTTGGTTGGGATTTTCATGATTTGCTTTCCTAAAAAGACCCTGAAGAAGTTCAAGGCATGGCTAGATCATATCACGTTTGTGAAGTCTGCAAGCCTTTTTTAAATTATTTTTATAGGTGCTTTCCCTAACCTTTACCATCACAACTGTGATATAGTCCTTGGATGGACATCTTAGAAATTGCAATCAAGGAAGCTGGCGGCACAGGTCGCCTGGCTTTTCTTTTAGACTTAAAGCAGAACGTGGTGAGCAACTGGCGGCAACGTGGTGTGCCTAAAGGTTGGGAACAAGTGCTGCGAATTAAATTTAAAAAGCAGATTGCATCAGCTGGGAAAGTGGTATAAAATTTTTAACATCCCTTGGCGGGGAATTGCAATAAGACTTAGATGGAACTCTGCTGGTATTGCCCAGTCCGCCAACAGCCTAAAAAGCTGAGAGTTCCACCTAAGTCTTTTTTTTTGGGCTTTTTATGTTAATTTTTCCAAGAGAACTTGAGACTCACGTTTATGGACAAGAGGGTGTAATTTATTTTGAACAATTTGATGGAGATGGAAACAGGACTACAGTAATAAGATTAAGTATTCATCAATTTCAAGAAATTTTCAATAGAGAAAAATCAATTATTGCCGAGGCTGAAGATGAGCAAGAGGATGCTCAATGAAGCGCCCATCTTTTCAGTTTTACCCAGCTGATTGGCTGCGAGACACGGCGCTTAGATCATGCTCAACAGGTGCAAGGGGATTGTGGATAGACATGATCTGTTTTATGCATGAAGGTAATCCATATGGTCATCTTAAGGTTGGCAACAAGGTTATCCTTCCATCTAACCTTGCGGGTATGGTAGGGGCAACCTTGCAAGATGTTGAAGGTTGGTTAAATGAACTACACCTTTCAGGCGTTTATGAATTGGGTGAAGGTGGAGAAATTTATTCCAAGCGAATGGTCAGAGACGAATGCCTTCGAAACAAGAGGGCAGAAGGTGGAAAGCTAGGTGGAAACCCTGCATTGAAGGTTAACCATGAGGATAACTCTAAGGTTGAAATTGAGGTTAAACAAAAACCAACCCCTTCATCTTCATCTTCATCTTCATCTTCATCTTCAGATATTAAAGAAGGTAAACCTTCTTTGTCCACAGCAAAGCTGATGGCCTGTCCGCAAAAGGAAATTTTGAATCTTTGGGCAAAGCATCTACCTCACTTGGCACAGCCACGCAGTTGGGAAGGAACTCGCAGAGCCAACACAAAGCAACGGTGGAATCAAGCCAGCAAGCCAAGCGCATACAGCCCAGAGGGATACCAGACGGAGGAGGATGGAATCAAGTGGTGGGATAGTTTTTTTGGCTACATAGCAAAAGACACCAGCTTGTCAAATGGCTTTGAATCGCAAGGCCGAACATGGCGCCCCGACCTTGAGTGGGTAGTCAACGCAACTAACTTTCAAAAAATCATTGATGGGAAATATTCAAAATGACATTTGCCAAACCAACCCAAAAACCTGAAGAAGAAAAAGTTTTCTCTAACTTTTGTTCAGTTCAAAACTGCGGAAGCATTTGGGCAGTTCATGTAAACGGAGACAAACCAAAATGTAGTTATCACCAATGGCTAAACAGCGGCAAAGCAAAACCAGCGCCGATTTTGCCAAACTATCCAAAAAAAGTTAAAACGGTGAAAGCCTGGTATGACGAGGTGGAGTTTTGAATGAGCTGGCTTTATTCGCAGGCGCTGGTGGAGGAATACTTGGTGGACACCTCCTTGGATGGAAAACAGTTTGCGCTGTTGAGTGGGAACCCTACCCAGCAAGCGTATTGTGCGCCCGACAAAATGACGGTTTTCTCCCCCCTTTCCCGATTTGGGATGACGTTCAAACCTTTGACGGAAACCCGTGGCAAGGAATTGTTGACATTGTATCTGGAGGATTTCCGTGTCAGGACATCTCGTCCGCAGGAAAAGGCGCAGGAATTAATGGGGAAAGATCAGGAATGTGGGGAGAAATGGCGCGGATCATTTGTGAAGTACGACCCAAATTCGTGTTTGTGGAAAACTCACCAATGCTTACTTCTCGGGGACTTGGAACCGTTCTTGGAGACTTGGCCTCAATGGGGTTTGATGCAAGATGGGGAGTGCTGGGAGCAAAAACCTTTAGTGGCCCACATTCAAGAAATAGAATCTGGATTGTTGCTAGGGACTCCACTCAAATCAGATTCAATGAGGATCAAATTCAAAAAATCATCAACTTTAAAAGCAACCTTTGGAACTCATGTGAACTCACTCCCATATTGGACTTGTGCAAATCATGGAAAGATTCCGAGTCTGCAGCTGTATCACTGGGTGATGGCTTGGCCGAATGGGTGGGCGCAGTTCAAGCCCTTGGAAATGGACAAATTCCAATCGTGGCAGCAACAGCATGGAGATTGTTAAGTGACTTATGAACAAGCCAACCAAATCCTTGACCGAGCCAAAGAAGGCCAGCAATTTAGCTCTTTTGTCATCGACCGAGCTTTGTGCCTTACGGGAGACATTGATGCAAACCGAAGCCCAGGAATGGGTGAGGCGCTACAAGACGAAATTAAAGGAGGCTGGGAAAAAAGAAGCGTTTTACTGGTGGCAAACCACATTGGAAGACATAACCAAACAGCGGGGTGAAGCTGCCGCAACCAATCTCACAATCAGAATGAACCTAGAAAGATCAAAATGAAAATTGATGTACAAAAAATGCACAGTGTTGGATTTGGAGTTTTGTTTTTTCCAAACCACGGCATTGGCATCCAGATTGGCAGACGTTGGTTTGGTATTAAAAAATGAGATACGCTGCCCGAGTGGATGCTAACCAGGCTCAAATTGTTTCAGCACTGCGAGCTGCTGGCGCTTACGTCTGGATTATTGGCCTGCCTGTTGACCTTTTGGTCGGATTTAGGAACCACACCTTTCTTGTTGAGATCAAAGATGGCTCTAAAAAGCGTTTAACGCCCCTACAAGAAGACTTTTTTAAGTTTTGGTCTGGTAGTACGCTGGCAAGGGTTGATGGCCCTGAAGCGGCTTTAAGAATGATTGGGGTTATCAAGTGAGCAGCCTTGATAAAGCCGTTGACTATTTGCGCGACCATGCGGGTGACTATGCTGTTGCCGAAGCGCAGCTGGTCTACATGACGGAAATGCGGAAAACTGTTAAAGCGCAATTAATGCGAGACTTTGAGATACAAGGCCACAAAACCACGGCCGCCCAAGAGCGTGAAGCCTACGCAGACCCAAAATATGTCCAACATTTAATAGCATTACAAGGCGCTGTAGAGCAAAGAGAACGAACCCGCTAACTAATGATTGCAGCCCAAGCCCGTATAGAAGCCGAAAAAGCCAATATTTACGCTGGCAACCGGACAGATCGGGCAATGCGGTGAATTACCAAAAACATAAGTACATCAGAAGCAAGAAACTTTTAAAGCTGGTGGCAAGTCTTGACTGCCAACTTTGCGGGTCAGGCGTATGCGTCCAGGCGGCACACACAAATTGGGGCGGCGGTAAGGGCCGTGGCATAAAAGCTGACGATAATCTTACAGCTGCGCTGTGCATGAGTTGCCATCACGACATTGACCAAGGCGCAAAGTGGTCAAAGGCCGAAAGACAACAGGCTTGGATCGTGGCACATTTTAAAACAGTCCAAATCCTTACCAATAATGGGCAATGGCCTGTTGACATTCCCGTCCCTGAATTGGTATAGTGCAGAAATGGATAAAAATGCCGAAGTCGCTGAGTTCGTGGCTACTCTGTTTCACAGTGGCACGATTACTCATTTCCAACACTTGCAGACACGGGAATACGCTACCCATAAAGCATTGGGCAAGTTTTACCCTAAAATTGTTGACCTAGCAGATTCCTTAGCAGAAAGTTATCAAGGCCGATACAACACCAGGATGAATAAGTTTCCTGACGAGCTGCATCAGCCAAAAGAAACACCCACTGAGTATCTGACACAACTTAAAGCGTTTGTTCAAGAAGCTCGTGTAGAAATCCCCCAAGATACAGAACTGCAAAACATCGTAGATGAAATTGCCGATCTGATCAATTCAACCTTGTATCTACTTACCCTTAAATAGGAATCATCATGCAAAAATTGACTAAAGACATGGCTGGCTACGGCAACACCGCAAAAATGGCAGGCAACCCTGCCCCTGACATGAAAAAAGAATCCATGAAAGAAAAAATGCCTATGAAAAAAATGGGCATGGAAGAAAAATTCGAAGGTGGCAAGAAAGAACAGTCTTGCTACACTCACGACCGCAAATCTAGCCAGTAAAGCGAAACGCCCTTAGAAGGTAAATCTAGGGGCGCTTCTAACCAAACAATAGAAAGGTATTGAATGGCTGAATCAGATTCTAATTGTGGAAACTGCAAATTCTTCAAGAATATGCAGATCATGGGCCTTTGTCGCCACAGTCCACAGCAGCAGAACAAGCACCAAAGTGATTGGTGCGGTCAACACCAGGCGCGTGAGGCAGACATCATCAAACTGCCCGTTTACGACATCATGACGGACAAAACCACCGAGGTTTCTGTTCGCAAAAAGCCTGGAAGACCAAAAAAATGTTAAGCCCACTGCATGATCGTGTTGTTGTAAAGCCACAAGTGCGAAATCTATCCGACATTATTTATGTCAACAACAAAGAAGCCTTTAACGAGGGGACTATTGTCGCCATCGGCCCAAAGGTTTACGATGTGAAGGTGGGCGACTTCATCAAGTATGGGAACGGGGACTACCTTAACTGGCCCACCCATAAAATTGAAGGTCAAGATTATCAAATCATTCAATTAGCCGACATCTGCGCGGTTGTGGAACCAACATGAGCAAATTTTGTTGCCCTAAATGCAAGAAATTTGAATTGAAATTTGCTGATTCAGATGAAATGTATGTTTGCGATAATTGCTATTATTGGTGGTATTTAGATGAATTGGAACCAAAATGAAAACTGGACTTTACGCTAACCTTCATGCGAAGCAAGAACGCATCAAGAGTGAAAAGGCAACTGGTAAACCTGTAGAGCGCATGAGGTCGCCAGGTGCAAAGGGCGCACCGACTGCTCAAGCCTTTAAGCAATCCGCAAAGACTGCGAAGAAGAAATGACAAAGCACGACAAGCCTATTCCCCACAAAACCACAGGCAAGGGGAAAACATACAACCCGACTGAAAAAGGTGCGGGGATGACAGCCAAGGGTCGTGCCGAATACAATGCCAAGAATGGCTCAAATTTAAAGCCCCCTGCCCCAAATCCTAAGACAAAAGCAGATGCAGGCCGTAAAGCATCATTTTGCGCTAGGATGGAGGGTGTAGTAAAAAACGCCAAAGGCCCAGCAGAACGAGCCAAGGCATCCCTTAAAAACTGGAACTGTTAAAGGAACATCATGTCAAACTCAGTAGCAACAGGCGTAGCCTACCAAGACCCCGAATTTTCAACTTGTTACGCAACTGCCGAAATCGGTTACTCAGCAGCTGGACAAGGCGCTGTCACTCAATTGACAGATAAGTCTACAGGTGTGACTTTAAACAAGTCTGCTGGTCGCATCACAATGAATAACGCTGCTTTGGCTGGAGCCACTGCTGTGTCGTTTATCCTGACCAACAGCTTGATTTCAATCAACGATACGATCATTGTCTGTGTGTCTAGCAATACCACTGGCAGTGCTCTTGGCGCCTATACGACCTATGTTTCTTACTTGGCTGCTGGTTCTGCGCTGATCACATTGCGTAACTTGACTGCATCGACTTCTTATTCGGAAGCCGTGATCATTAACTACGCAATCATTCACGGTGCATCGTAATGCCTTTAATTGCATCAATGACCCCAAAGGCATTGAAGGCCAACATTAAGGCAGAGATTGAAGCAGGCAAGCCGCCTAAACAAGCGGTTGCTATTGCTTACTCTGTAAAGCGTGAAGCCGAGAAAAAGGCTGAGAAGAAGCCTAAGAAGAAGTAATGACCGACACAACCGAAAAACGCCCTGTAGGTCGTCCATCCCTCTACGATGCAAAGTATTGTGAGGAAGTGGTTGACTTGGGCAAGCTCGGTAAATCTAGCGAAGCAATTGGCGCTATTTTGGGTGTTGGCACTGCTACTTTGTACCGTTGGCGTGATCAATTTCCAGAATTTCGGGAAGCCTTGGAGTTAGCCAAAGAGTTTGAGCTGCATTGGTGGGAAGATATTGCCCAAACGCACATGATTGAGAACAAGGAAAGCGACAAAATCAACGCTTCCATCTGGTCAAGGTCAATGGCTGCACGATTCCCCAAGAAGTACCGTGAGAGCGTCAAGCAAGAGATTACAGGCGCTGATGGCGCACCGTTGTTGTCAGGCATCCAAGTTAGCTTTGTGAAGCCAGAATGAGCAACTTAGCCAATGCGATTGCAAAGGCAGAGTTTCCCGTCAAGCTGGAAGGTCTGTTCAAAAAGAGCCGTTATAAAGTGCTTTATGGTGGTCGAGGTGGAGCAAAGAGCTGGGGAATAGCCAGGGCATTACTGATCAAGGGTGCGAAAGACCCAATTCGCATCCTTTGCGCCCGTGAGTTCCAGACAAGCATAAGGGATTCAGTTCACAAGCTCTTGTGCGACCAGATTGAAAGCCTTGGCCTATTGAGTTTCTATGAGATCACTCAAACAAGCATCAAGGGCAGAAACGGAACTGAGTTCTCATTCGTTGGCCTGAAGAACAACGTAGCAAATATTAAATCCTACGAGGGTGTTGATATTTGTTGGGTTGAAGAAGCGCAGACAACTAGCCGACTTTCATGGAATGTATTGATCCCGACCATCCGAAAGCAAGACTCAGAAATCTGGATCAGCTTTAACCCAGAGCTTGAGACAGACGAGACCTACCAGCGGTTTGTAGCAATCCCTCCTGCTGACTGCATCACCATGAAGGTTAACTGGTACGACAACCCTTGGTTTCCAGAAACGCTCAAACTTGAGAAAGACTCCCTCAAGATCAGGGACGAGGAAGCCTATAACCAAGTCTGGGAAGGTTTATGCCGCCAAACAGTGGACGGGGCCATCTTTGCCAAAGAGATGCAGCAGGCCGAGAAGGAAGGGCGCATCTGCCGAGTGGCGTATGACGCTACAAAGCCCGTACACGCTGTTTTTGACTTAGGGTGGTCTGACAGTACAGCCATCTGGTTTTTGCAGTTTGTAGGCATGGAAACAAGGCTCATTCGGTACATTGAGGACAGCCAAAAGACGATCAGCTATTACCTAGCAACCATGCAGACCTTTGGGTATGTGTACGACACCATCTGGCTACCGCACGATGCGGAGAACAAAACCCTGGCAGCAGCTGGTCGCACAATTGATGACATCGTAAGGGCGGCAGGCTACAAAACCAGAATCATGCCTAGAGTGCCAATTCTTGATTCAATCAATGCTGCCAGGACAATCTTTCCGACCTGTTATTTTGATAGGGAACACACTGCGGATGGCTTGGCCTGTTTGAGGCACTATCGGTACGAGGTTGACCCCGATACAGGGCAGTTCAGCCGTAATCCTCTGCACGACCACTATTCACATGGGGCAGACGCATTTAGATACATTGCCCTTATGATCAAAGAGCCACTCAAGCGCAAAAAATCAGCGCAGATTGCAATGGCAACGGGTTGGATGGGATAATGACGCACGAAATAAAGGGCTGAACATGGCTTACCAAGACGAAACAGGCAATAAAGACAAGATCAACGATGCCATTAAATTCTGGCGCTTGGTCAACGATGCTGACTCCACCAATCGCGCCGAGGCGCTAAACGACATTAAGTTTGCCGCTGGTGACCAGTGGCCTGTCGAGATTCAGAACAGCCGAAACCTTGAATCGCGTCCATGCCTGACGATTAACAAGATTGATGCCTATATTCGCCAGGTGACCAACCAGCAGCGGATGCAGCGCCCTCGCATCAAGGTTCACCCTGTTAACAACCTGGCTGATTACAAGATTGCCCAAGTGATTGAGGGCATCACTCGCCACATTGAGGTGAATTCAAACGCTGATACGGCTTATGACACCGCATTTGACTATGCCGTTCGCATGGGATGGGGTTACTGGCGCGTCAACACACGATATGTAAGTGAGGATTCCTTTGATCAGGAAATCTTTATCGATACCATTGATAACCCCTTCACAGTCTATTTTGATCCTAACTCTCTTTTGCCCGATGGCTCAGACGCAGAACGCTGCCTAATCACTACGGTGATGGACAAGAAGATTTTTAAAGAATATTACCCAGACGCAGACGATGGGGCTAATTTTCAGCAACGCTCTACTGGTGATGACACAGCCGCATGGATCACCAAAGAGGACATTCGGGTTGCAGAATACTTCTATGTTGAGCGTGAGCGAGCCAAGCTGTATTTGTTGAGTGATGGCACTTCAGGCTTTGCCGATTCAGACAACTTTTTTGCCCGTGTAGAAGCATCAGGTCTGACCATAGTGGATGACCGTGACAGCTTCCGCAAGGTAGTCAAATGGATGAAATGCACCTCGCTGGAGATTCTTGAAGAAAAAACAATGGCGGGTAAATACATTCCCGTTGTGCCTTGTTATGGCGCTCAAGTGATCATTGACGATAAGCGCAAGAAATATGGTTTGGTGCGGTTTGCCAAAGACCCGCAACGGATGTACAACTTCTGGCGCACCAGCATGACCGAAAGCGTTGCCTTGGCTCCAAAGGCCAAATGGTTGCTTGCTGAAGGTCAAGACGAAGGCCATGAAAACGAATGGGCGCAAGCCAACATCAAGTCAAGCCCTGTACTGCGATACAAACAAAAAGACATTGAGGGTGTACCCGCACCAGCACCAGTGCGACTTCAGCCAGAGCCGCCGCCAATGGGCATCATGGAAGCCGCTGGCGCTATTTCTGCTGACTTGCAGATGGTTTTGGGTGTACTTGACCCTAACCAGTTGCCAAGCGGAAACATCTCTGGCAAGGCATTGCAAGGGCAACAAAATCAAGTTGACCTGTCAAACTTCCACTACTACGACAACTTAACCCGTTCCATCAGGCACACGGGCAAAATCATTCTGGATTTGATTCCCAAGATTTACGATACACAGCGAGTGATGAGAATTATTGGTTCGGATGGTCAGCCCGACATGACCACGATCAACGAGCAAAACGAGATTGGCGAAGTGCTGAATGATGTGACCGTTGGTGAATACGATGTGGTTATGGACACAGGCCCAGGCTTCCAAACAAAGCGTCAGCAGGCCGTTGAAAGCATGATGCCGCTAATGACGGGTAATCCTGAATTGTTTAACGTTGCTGGTGACTTGGTGTTCAGAAACATGGACTTCCCTGGCGCTGATGTAATTGCAGACCGTCTTGCAGCCATGAACCCATTGGCTAACATTGACGAAAAATCAGAAATCCCACCGCAAGTTCAAATGCAGTTGGTTCAGTCTAAACAGGCCATTGAGCAGCTGCAACAGCAATTGCAAGCGGCTGGTTTAGAGATTAATAACAGGGCGCAGGTGGCTCAGATTCGTGAAGAAGGCGCAACCAAACGCAAACTTTTAGAAGTTACTGCCAAGGCGCATAACACCGAGACAATGGCAGAAGTTAAAGTCAACGATCAAAACACCCGCAGCATTACCAGCCAGAATAAGACCGAGATTGATGCCTTGGTTAAAATGCTTATTGCAAGAATGTCGCCTAATCAGTTATTGGCTGAGATTGACCGACTCAATGCTGAACAGCAACAATATGCGATGGCGGCAGCGTCAGATATTAGCCAGGGTGCTAGTCCATTTACACAGCCAATGCAACAATAATTGACAAACTTAAAATTAGGGTAAATAATTACCCAAACCTTACCAGTTGGGTCAACTGGGAAAATTCTTAGGGTAACCTATGTCAGAAGTTCAGGAAGCATCACAAGTGCAACCAAAGGTAGCCGCTAACGTGGTTACAAGTGAAAATTTAGCTGAATTTAACGCTAAAAGAATGGGTTTAGCTGATTCAACGCCTAGCGAGGCTGCACTAGTTGCAGAGCCGCCACAGGTTAATAATGAGCAGAGTGAACCAGTTGAAGCGTCAGAAGAAGCGACAACAACAGAGGATAGAAAACGAAATCCCAAGTTGGAAATTCGGTTTGAGAAGATAACTAAGCAACGTGAAGAAGCTAGGGCAGAAGCCCAAAAAGA